CTGGCCCTTAGGATGCGGCTACTCGCCGCCCTAAGATCATCGCCACCTCCGCACAAGCATGCTTGTGCGGCGGCCCGTGTATTGGCAAACCCTGAAAGCTTCGAGGTCCTCCATAGGACCTTCTAGCTCATCGGTTAAGCCAAGCTGCGTAGAAGTAGAACGGTTACGGTCATTAGCTGCCTCGGCAAAATACCGAAGTAGCATCGACCAACCATCTATCCTACGTCTAACGCTTGGAGCCTTGACGTCCCAAACGCGGTACTCGAGCTTTTGCAAGCTCTTGTTCACGCGTCGGCGTCGTGGCCTTTCCGATAGGGGTACTTCCGCAAGGCTAGGACAGGTTAATCCCATGTCTTTGCCCGGAATAGGCCCGTAAACGGACCTAAGCGATTCTACGATTAATTCGTAGACTGCGTAGTACGGTCTATTAAGCACAAATCGGTCACTCCTCTGCCTGATTAGGGCATTGGCGTAATCGATCCAAGCAACATAGACCTTCGGCGATGGGGATGATGACCATACTGTCTTTAACTTGACAGGTGTAACGTCTACGCCATTGAAGGCGTCCGTTCCACAGGACTCTCGGAAGAGCCCTTTGGTGCAACTCTTATCCTGGTTTATTTTCAAACCAAAGGATTCGAGATGTTTGATGGCATACGGCGCATATTGCGTTGGTACCACCACATCGTCCCCGTACACAGCGATACCCTCGCGAGTATCGTCGTCAGGAGCACCGGCCGTTAGGATAGCCCAGACTACAAGTGAAAGCACCGGGAAGCATAAACCACTTCCCATTGGTGCAAACTTGTCCAGGTCTAATATCCTACCATCCGGTAACTCTGTTCCACGACTCCTGCATGCTTCCAGACACCTAATCAGGTGTGGAGGAAACAGCAGGCGAACCAACCCAACACTTACACGATCCGAGGCCTCATTGAGGTCTAAGGTCGAGTATTTGCCAGTATAGGAGCCTAAAAGGGCCCCCCTCTGGTTTACGTGTTGGTTCGTGAAACGCACATTCCACTGTGTAAGTGGATGTGATTCCACGTGTCGAACAATGGCCCTACCCAATCCCTGTTGAATCCATTGGTTATCCAATGGTTCGCAAGAGATTAGGCGGGGCCCACGTGAATCCTTCGGTACCAGAAGAACTCTGGCATTCTTAGGATCGTCCGGTATCAGGTTATCCTGAAACCTGTCACAGACATGTCCAAGGGACGCATAAAAATACGCATCTTCTGGATACACGTCAGTGATCGTCCGCGAGATACTTCTCCATTGGTACTTCTCCTGCATCTTCTCCTTTGTGGAGACGACGCCGGGTCCGTGCCTAGGATATATGTCTAACGGATCAAAACACGAGAATAACTCCGCAAGGAGTATCCTCGCCTCACGTGCTATCTCCGGTCTTTCCGCCGAAGCAGCCCATTCAGGGCCGCTTCTACGGCGACGGTGGTAGCAACTGTCAAGATGCGAAGAAAGATTTTTCCAATCTTCTTGCATGGTCCTGAGTTCTTGTTCGGTTCTTTCGAACTTTCCAAGGACTTCGAGTTCTTGTTCATGTGAATAGGGCAGCTCGTACTTATAAAAGAGGTACAAAGTCTGCCTGATGTCTCTGACGCATTTGACACACGGATTGCTAAGGAGTTCCCCGTTTGGCTGCAATACTCTACTAAAAAGCTCACCGAGAAACCTCGGAAGCTTAGTACCTGGTAGGTTTTCGAAACCTACTTCAGTACAGTTTAGCGGAGATACTGCTGCAAGTGCCCTGTCAAAGGCCTTGCCCAAACGAGGAAGGGACTTCGTGAGAAACCCCATTCCTTCGCAACGCAACCTAGAGTTCACCTTATTCAGGGTGTTCTTTAGGCTACGGTAGTTGAACACCGCTCCATGCGACATATGTATGTCGTGAAGCAGTGCGGCGATGATTTTACTTTCATCTAGGCTCTTATTGGACTCCATAAGGAAATCCTCCTAGAGCACGCATACACTTCACGATACCGGGTATTGAAACGAACTCACAAACAAAACACACAACCATTACTAGTTATGTATATACATCAACCTGTCACCATTACTGTCGACCTATCTCATCGCGACTACCTCCGATTACTCGGAGATGTTGTGCAATTCGATTGGTCTATCATAACGATGACGAGTAAATGTTTGACGGCAGCGGTCCAAGGACAGAGCCTTAATGGACTCGACTCGATGCAAGTATCTTTACAGATAACGCGTACTAAACGCGGATCTGTGAGAGCCTCACTTCTTGTCTACTCCGAAGGTCCTGAACGTTGGATTAATTGCGAAGACAACTTGTACCGTATTTACAACGCGGTAGCAAGTTTTCTGACTATATATGGTCGTAATACATCGAATCACCAGGTTTGTAACCTGGGTCCGGTGTGCGACTTACATACAGCCAAAGTCCTTTCGGACTCTTACGCGAAACGCCGCCGTCAGTAGTTTGTCCGCTAGTACAGTACTCCTTCAACGGATCACAGAGGATGTAGAGAGCAAAACTCTCCTTATCACTCTTAGCTCCACTAATGGAACAGAGGTACTAGAACGCACTGTATGCTGACGGATCTCAAAGTCCGCCAGTCAAGAGTGCCGTGGCACCGTTACCAGAGCCATCAAACAGAACCGTTGTTCCTACGCCCGTTGTGGCGCAGAAAGACAACAGTTCCGCGATGACGTTGGTCGCTTCAGCAATCGAACTCATAGCTCCGACAGGAGCATCGAGGACGATGTATGCTGAAACGGTCACAGGTGTCGCTGAATCCACGCCAGAGATGACAGTTTTGTCAACCCTGACAACGGATCGGCGTCTTTGTGACATACCTTTACCGGTTTCTTGGTGTTTAATCAAGAGCCGGTGAGGTTGAGACGGAGTTTCCCCAATTTGGGCGAATTCCGTGTCACGGTTGCTAGTCGACAGACGACTGAATTCAACTTCAGTTCCTGCCGAGTTCTTCACTTCGTTCGTATTTAGCGTATCTGCTAACATGCGTGCTTATGGTTTGTTTTTGTAGACAGTTAGCGCCTTTTCCTGGCAACTACCAGGGCGGCGCCGAGGCTGACTTCTTTCGAAGACAACCCGCTCGAAATAATCGAGCTCATACTCGGTAAACCAACGACGCGGCGATAAGCCGATTCATTGACTATCGGGTATGGTACCCATGGATTGAGAGGCGAACCGGGTAGACTAGTGTCAGGCATTGTATGCTCGACAACTATTCTCCGCACTCGCTTAACACTCCATAGATATCTACGTATGTTGATCTGCGGTTCCATGTGAGCAATCGTGAATTGGTTGAGCCATCGGCTTACGCCGAAGACCCAATCGACCACGAAAGACCAGGGTATAGCATTCCAGATGATCGCAGGGTTAAAGTTGACCCCAAGACTATCTAGTAATGCTAACACGCGAGCATGCTCGCGCTGGTATTCAGTATAATTGTAATTATACTGAATCTGCGCATGGAATATAGTAGGTTCGGAATAACTCCACCTACGAATACGTGAGGTAAAGGTGTAAGTGAAATTGTTCATCACCGGGTACTTTTGGTACCGGAAACGACAAGTTCCACTTTTCATCCCATCCTCAGTACTAGCAGGGAGTTCCTGCCACTTATAAGCGAAATGCTTGTTTTGTGGCCTACCCGCGCGTGTCACGAGATCGTTTACACGACGCTCGTGGCGCGACAATGCGGCATGAATACCGCTTATGTCAGATAGTAGTGGAAGGATATTAAACTGCGCTTGCAGATATCCATCCGCACTACTTTTGGTTATCTGTTTCAGAGTCTTTCGCATATTCGCCTTAATTTTAATAAGACGACTAGCAAGTGCTTTGATATTAGATATTGTACGTGGAAGTGATTTGAAGTCTTTCAACTCTATAACAGAGTTGATTAACGACAATTCAGCCTTAACGAGGGGCAACATCGCATTAAGCGACATTTGCTTTAACTCGTCTAGGTTAGCTGGCAGGGGTACAAAGTCCCCTGACGCTTCCTCCACATACATCGGCCCGAGACTTGGGTTGGAATCCCAAACCCCAGGCTGACCATATAGCACAGGTCCCCCGTTTGGGGTACTTGTATCGTCCTGTCCCATCATTGGATCGGCAACCTCGCTGGAATATTTGTGGTTTGTATCCACATTCCAGAAGGATAGCCGTTGTCCGCATGCAGATGGAGATTCCCCTAACACTCTTTTATAGTGCTGGAAGGACTTCCAATCTGTATGCAAACCGTCGGAGTTCGGTGTAATCGCTTCAAAGCCGCAGAGAATTCTCTGTTGCCCAGTTGCTTTCACACCTTGCCCGTCGGGGTGGGATGGAGAAGTGCACACGTGGTTCTTCCTGCAAGGGATGAACTCCGCTGTGTACCCGTCCATATAGGCAGTACGATTTGCTATATTTGGCATACGTTTGGATCGTTGAATGTTCAACTCAAGGGGTTGGCACCTAACAGAGG